ACGCCAGTGCCACTTCACAGATCAGCTTCCCGACGATTACTTCAGCGGTCTGATCAGTGAGATCTTCAACCCATCGAAGAACAGGTTTGAGAAGCGGCGCGGAAGCGTGCGCAATGAACCGCTGGACACCTGGGTGCACGCCTACGCTGCGGCCCATCATCCAGAACTGCGCCTTCACCGCGCAACGCGAGCAGATTGGGATCGCTGGGAGGCCTTGGTACTCGCTCGAGCTCCGCGGCCTGTGGACCAGGTCGAGCCTGCCGTGCCGAATCTACCGGAAATGAATCAGCCCGCTGCAGTGGCTGCGCCTCGTGTCCGGGGAAGCATCGGCGGCGGCAATGCACGCCAGGGCGGGGGAAACCCATGGCGTTGAAAGGGCCGCGGCAAGTCAGTCTCATGGGCCGCATCATTGCCGGCGGTGCCGAGCACCTGGCGAAGCGCTGGGACGTACCGGCAGAAAACCGCGAAGCATTCATTGCCGCGGCGGTCAGCATCTTCGAACAGCAAGTCTGCGACATCCTTGGCAGCGACAGTGTGCGGCTGAACGGCTGGATTATGTTGCCCAGCCAGCGGCTGGCGCGGCGTGATCGCATTCTCAGTGCGCTGCACGATGGCGATGATCCTCAGGCCATTGCCTCCCGCGAACTCGTTAGCGTGCAGTGGGTGCGAAAGATACGCCGAGAATTTGTAGGACTGCAGCCCGATCAATCGGCATAGACAGGAAACTTTCACCCCCTGATAAGTTTCTAGTCTTCAGTCCAGAATTCCTGCGCATGAGCGTCACCATCACCATGCTGCAAACCCGTCGCGGCGAAGACGGGACCCTGTGGCTATCCGGCACAGACCACGTCGCAAGCGACACCTTCGCCCAGCTCCTGATCACATCGAATCTGGCAACAGGGCCGCAACGGGCAGCGCCATCTGAACCGGGACCGCTCACGTCAGTGGAAGCCACGCAGGTTCGAACGCTGGTGTCCGTGGACGGGAAGTTGCGCATAGGGGTGGAAAATGCTGCAGAAAACACCGCCACACTTCAGGCGGCATTGACCGCAGGCGGCGACGTGCGCGTGCGAACGCCGGGCATTTACGACTTAAACCTGAACGCTGGGCCCATGACGATCCCGAGCTTTACCAGTTTGTACATTGGTGCTGGGGTGACGCTGCGGGTGGCTGCTGGCTCGCTGTGCGCGATGTTTACCAACTCACGCGCGAGAGACGCAGGTATCTCTATACCTGCAGGGCAGGTTTCGTATGGAACATCTCCCGATGGTATAACCCAATGCGCAGTCATCACTAGCTTGGCCACTGGGGTTGGCTTCAACTATCCTGTCAACTCGTGGATTGCAGCAGTGTGCACTGGCCACGGAGCATTAGGTGCCCAGGCGTTTGCATTTCTTGGGCGGGGCTACCGTGGCGTCTACCGTGTCGTCGAAAGCACTTCTACCGGGCTAAAGTATCAGATAGATCAGACATACCCTGGAGCAACAAACCCTCCGACAGCTCTGCAACTCTACAACGCGAACGAGAATATAAAGATCTGGGGGCCAGGAACCATCGATGGCAACGGCGCACTAGCCAATCAAACGTACTTTGCTGGAGACCCCCGAGCAAACGTAATCTGGTGGCGGAATGCTAAGAACATCACGGTAGATGGCCCTAGGTTCAGCCGTGGCGTCACATGGACGATCGGTTCCAACTATGTCCGTGACTACGCGGTCAGAAACTGTACTCCTGAGCTTCGCAATTCTCCTGCGTTCAGTTCTGTGGACTTCATTCACCTTTCAGGAAATCACCAGAGTGTTTTGATTGAATCCAGTGGGGGCGGCGCGGCTGACAACTTTGTCGGAATGACTATTGACGTTACCGACACCGCCGCCGAGGCCGCAAACATATACAACTGGCCGTATCAGTACCCTGGAGATATGTATAACGTCACGATTCGCAACATCGCTCCTGAGTGTATTTGCGAGGACGGATTTTTCGGCATGGTGGCCATCTACGGGCCTGCGAGCTACCGCTATCAGAACATCAACATTGACGGAGTTAGGGGGGCCGGATCTTCTGCCATTCAGCTAGCCAACTACTCTCAGACCAACCAGAACAAGCTGAACATTGACAGCATTACTATCCGCAACGTCCGCAACTTAGTAGGTCAAGGTTTGCGTATTGACGGCCCTGGTGTGTATGCAATCGACTCTATAGTAGTTGACCGTGCGATGGTTGTCCGGGACGGTGACAATATTATTTCTATGTCCGACACGGCAACCGGTACTATTCGGTCGTTTTCCATCCTGAACCCGCAATTCAGTCCCTACGATGGAGTGACTTACACGAGGACGGGGGACTGCATTACGCTCGGCGGTCTGACTATAACGTCGCTCAAAATTAGCGGTATGGAGAGCATTTCCCTTGCCAACAACGTCATCGGAATTCGCCGAACGGGTAACGGAGTTATCTCCAAGTTTGTGATTGAAGATGTGTCTTGCTCTGGGACTGCTGGCGTTCAAGCCTTGACTGGAGCTACCTACTGGAACACCGGCACCACTCCCCCTACCGTTGTCTACTCCCGGTGCACCTACAACGGTGCGGCGTTGTAATAAGTGCTCGGAGTCCGTTTCCCAGCCCCTGAGCCGGTGAACAGGAAACTTTCCACCCCTTAAAAGTTTCGGCGCATGCCGGCATCGTCCGGCTCCATGCTTCCCCGTTTCGCCATTGGCGATACCCTCAGCCTGACCCGCAGCTTGCCTCAGTACCCAGCCACCGCCGGCTGGGTACTCAAGTTGCGGATTGCTCAGCGGGTGTACAGCAGCATGGCACCCGTCGAGATCACCGGGACGGCCAGCGGAACAGACCACACCGTTGCGGCAACGGCAGCGGCCACTGCGGCCTGGGTCACCGGTACATGCACCTGGGTGCTGTGGATCACCGATGGCACCGCTTCCCATACCCTCGAAACGGGCACCACCGAACTGCTGCCCAACCCGCGGACGGCGACGGCCGGGCTTGACCTGCGCAGCGAAACGCAGGTCGCATTGGACAACGTGCGGGCCACCATGCGGGGCCGTGCCTCAGCCGATGTACTGCGCTACACCATCAACGGGCGCGAGCTGCAGCACTACAGCGTCGCCGATTTGATTGCGCTTGAATTCCGGCTGAGCGCGCAGGTCAATCGAGAGGTGCGCACCGCCGCGCTGGCCGCCGGCCTGGCTGACCCGCGCCGCTACACCGTGAGGCTGGGCCGTGCCTGAAGCAGTCATCAAGGTCCGCTCGTTGCGCCACCGCATCGGCACCTGGCTGACCGGGGCACCCACACTGCCGGTGCAGCGCGGGTTACGCCCCATGGCTTCCCATGGTGCGCGCATGTACCAGGGCGCTCGCGTCACCGACACCACGCTGGGCTTCGGCAGTGGTGGAAATACCAGCGCCGACGCCGAACTCATGCTGGGGCTGGACCGCTTGCGGGCACGAAGCCGCCAGATGGTGCGTGACAGCTCCTATGCCAAGCGCATCCGCACCGTCATCATCAACAACGTCATCGGCAGCGGCGTGGGCATGCAGGCGCAGGTGGACACCACCCGCGGCGGGCCTCACGACCGCATCAACGCCGGTATCGAAGACGCGATGGACGAATGGTCGTGTGCAGACGCCTGCCATACCGGCGGCACGCTGCACTTCGGGGACCTCGAGCGGCTACTGCTGGGCGAAGTGTTCGAAGCGGGTGAGGTGCTGGTGCGCAAGCACTACCAGCGCTTCGGCATGAGCGAAGTGCCATTGGGCCTCGAGGTCATCGAAAGCGAGCGCTTGGCCGGTGACATCGTTGACCCCGGCACCATGCTGGGCCTGAGCCCCGGTGCCCAGTTGCGCATGGGCGTGGAGTGCGACAGCTTCCAGCGGCCCCTGGCGTACTGGATCCGCAAAGGCCACCCGGGCGACGTGCGAGGCTTCACGCCCGAATCGCACCGCTACGAACGAGTCCCCGCGTCCGACATCCTGCACCTGCGCATCGTCGATCGCTGGCCGCAGACCCGTGGCGTGCCCTGGTTGCATACGGCGCTTCGAAAGCTGGACGACCTCAACGAGTACAGCCAAAACGAAGTCACGGCGGCCCGCGCCAGTGCGGCCTACTTCGGCACCATCGAAAGCGATGAGCAGCCGGACCTGAAGGGACCGAGCAGCTCGGTGGACCAGGCGCCGGCCATGAACATCGACCCGCTGACCGTGCAGCAGCTCGGCGCGGGCGAGAAGTTCACGTTCCACACGCCCAACCGGCCAAATTCCGCACTTGACCCGTTCATGCGCGCCATGCTACGCGAAATCTGCGCTGGCAGCGGCCCCAGCTACGCCAGCGTGTCGCGTGACTATTCGCAGAGCACCTACAGCAGCGAGCGCGTCGCCCAGCTCGACGACCGCGACATGTGGCGCGTCCTGCAGCAGTGGTGGATTCGCAGTTTCCGCGCGCCGCTGCACAAGGCCTGGCTGCAGCAGGCTGTGCTGGCCGGCGCAGTGGAAGGCCTACCCGTCGCCCAGTACGCCGCCGACCCGTGCAAGTACGAATGTGTGACGTGGAAGCCGCGTGGCTGGCAGTGGGTCGACCCGACCAAGGAAGTCAATGCCTTCGAAACGGCGGTGCGCTGCGGCTTCACCACGCTCACCGACGTTATCGCCCAAACGGCAGGCGGGCAAGACCTGGAAGATTTCATAGCCAAGCGCAAGCGCGAACTTGAGATGCTGGAAGAAGCAGGCATCGAAGTCGACACGACAGTGATCGCCGGTGTGGCGCCGCCGCCGAAAAGTCCGGCCATTGCGCCGGGGGCGCCGGCTGCGGCTGCGTCTGATGTCGAAGACGCCGAAGACGCTGCCGACACCGCAGACGAAATGGAAACCGACCCCACCGCGGCGCGTGTGCATCACTTTCGGAGGGCGTCATGAGCGATACAGAAATTGCGCCACGAGCGTCGCGTGAAGTCGTTATCGCCTTGGCTGATCGCGCCGCCGGCGATACGCGGATTCCCGTCGTTGTGAGCACTGACGCACCCGTACCGATGCACGACTGCATCGAAGTGCTGTGCCACACGACAGATGCCATCGATCTCAGCCGCGCACCCTTGCCCATCGTGGTCACTCACCGTCAAGGTCAGGTCAATGTTGGCATCGTCGAAGACCTGGTTGTCACCAATGGCCAGCTGCGCGGATTCGCGCGCTTCGGCACACGCGATGAAGCAGTGGGTTACTGCACCGATGTGCTCAACGGAACCCTGCGCAGCGTCAGTGTGGGTTACGGCCGTATGAAAGCCATCAAGCGTGGGGGCAACCTCATGGAGACCATCCGTTGGCAGCCCACTCATGTCGCCATCGTGGCCGAGCCTGCGGATGGTGGCGCCGGATTCTTCCGCGCGGCCGTTGCTCATCACCATCTCGAAATTGAAGATCAAGTCACTACCACTTCCGCGGAACCTGCCGCACCACTGGAGAACTCAAACATGAGTCTACTGAACCAAGCCGCCGCGGGCGTCAACGCGGAGACGACCGGCACCACCGCCGCCACTACCACCAATGCCGCCGGCAACGCAGCTGCACCCGCCGCGCAAGGCTCCGGCGTCGTCGAGGCCGAAGCCAGCCGGTGCCGTGCCATCGAAAACCTGTGCCGTTCCAACCAGATCGACGACAACCTGCGCAACATCTGGATCACCGGTGGCACGTCGGTGGAGCGCGTCAGCGCTGAGCTGTTGCTTATCCAGCAACAGCGCGCCAAGAACCTGCCAACCGTCAACGGCGACAGCGTTGCCAAGCTCGGCCTGGGCGCCGGTGAAACGCGCCGCTACAGCCTGATGAACGCCATCCGCGCGGTGGCCGACAAGAACTGGTCGGGCGCCGGCTTCGAGCTGGAATGCAGCCAGGAAATCGCCAAGCGGCTGAACACCGTCACTGACGTGAACAAGTTCTTCGTGCCGTTCGAAGTGCAGGGTCGCCAGATGCGGTCCGCGCACGGCAGCATGATGACGCCGAACTACCAGCGCCAGATGAACCGAGACCTGACGTCTGGCACGACGACCGCTGGCGGCTTCCTGGTGGGCACCGACAACATGTCCTTCATCGAAGTGCTGCGGAACCGCTCGGTGGCGTACCGCATGGGCGCACGCCGCCTGTCGGGCCTGGTGGGCAACGTCACTGTGCCGCGCCAGACGGCTGCCGCCACGGCCTACTGGCTCAGCACCGAAGCGACGCAGGCCACCGAGAGCCAGCAGACCTTCGGCCAGATGTCGCTGTCTCCGAAGACCGTCGGCGCCTATACCGAGATCTCGCGCCAGCTCATGCTGCAGAGCAGCCCCGACGCGGAATCCATCGTCACCGGCGACCTGGGCGCCGTGGCGGGCCTGGCGATCGACGTTGGCGTGCTGCGCGGGTCGGGTACGTCGGGCGAGCCCACCGGCATCGTGAATACCGCCGGCATCGGCAGCGTCACCGGCACCACCCTGGGCTACCCCGGCATTCTGGAATTCCAGACCGACATCGCCACCGCCAACGTCATGCCAGTGGCGGGCGGCTACGTCACCACGCCCACGGTCGCGGCGCTGATGATGCAGCGGGTGAAGTTCAGCAGCACGGCCAGCCCGCTGTGGGAAGGCAACGTCTGGGATGGCCAGATGTCGGGATTCCAGGCCATGTCCAGCAATCAGATGTCCGCCGCCACCATGCTGTATGGCGACTGGGCGCAGGTCATCGTCGGCGAATGGGGAGTGCTGCAGGTCGAGGTGAACCCCTACGCCAACTTCCAGGCCGGGATCATCGGCGTTCGAGCGCTGGTCAGCGTGGATGTGGGCTTGCGCTATGCCGCAGCCTTCAGCCTGGCCAGCACGATCACCTGATCGGGACGCCGCCATGCTCAGCGCCCAAACCGCCGCGGCCCTTGCTGCCGGCGCCGCCCTCAAGAGGGCGCCGGTATCACCGGTGGTGAGCGTGGAAGCGCTCCGCGCCTTCTACTGGTCCGGCGGCCGAGTTGAGGTGGGGACCACCCTTGCCATCGACAAAGCCGCCGCGTCCGAGCTGGTCAGTGCAGGAAAGGCGCGCGTCATCCAAGGTCGCGCAGCCGACGATCTGGCGACCAATCCCATCAAGACAAACTTCAAGGAGAAGGCCCGTGCTGAACGGTGAAGGACAAGCGGCAACCAGCCGCCTTTTGCTCAGCCCGGTGAGCGCCGCCAATACGGCGGCAGCCACCTCGAGCTGGATCAATGTCACGGACGCGACCGGCGACCTGATGTTCGTCAATCAGGTGGGGGCCCTCACGGGCAGCATCACCTGGACGATCGAAACCGCCTCCGACGTGGGCGGTACCGGCGGAGTCGCTGTGACCCCCAAAGAAGGCGCTTACGCAGCCGGGGCCGCGACGCAGATCCAAAAGCGCACCATCGACGCCAAGGACAGCAAGGGCTTCGTGCGCTGCGTTGGCACCATCGTCACCGGCCCCGCGCTGGTAGCGGCCAGCGTGCACTCGCGGCCGAAGATCGCCTGACGCCGGCTAAGACGGTCCGCATCCCGCCATGGCCTTTCAGGAAAACCTCAGCGCCTTCTTCACCGACTTCGGTGATGACGGCCTCCTGGCCGGTACGACAGTGCGTGGCACCTACACCGGCCCCACCGTCACGGCAAGCCTTGGCGAGGTTGGCATCGACGCCAGCGAGCCGCAGTTCGAGCTCCCGACCGCCATGGTCCCGGCTGATAGCTACGGTCTGCATCTGGTTATTCCGCAAGGCCATTTCACGGTACGCCAACACCTGCCAGATGGCACCGGCATGAGCCTGCTGCTGCTGACGAAGGGTTGATCGTATGACGGTCTTCCTGACCAACCTGCAAGCGTTGAAGGCCGCGTTGTTGGCCGCTCCAGCACTGGCCGGCAGTTTCGTTAATCTGGGCCGAGCCACACCCTTGCCGGAAGGAAAGTCGCAGGGCATCTGGCTGCGCCCCGGCCGCGCGATCGGCACCGAATCATTTGCAGGCGATACGCGCACCGACTGGGACAGCGAAGTGCTGGTAGCCATGGCCGCCCGGGCAACAGCCGGCAGCGATGGCGTCACAGCTGTGGACGCACTGCTGACAGCGGTCTATGCGCGCGTCGCCGCCGCTGCGCCGCCAGCAGCCAGCTTTGAATGGCTGGGCCAGCCTGCTCTGGCATGGGACGTCGACGAAGCCGACCAGACCTTGGGTGCATGCGAGCTGCGCCTCCGTTTCAAACACCGAACGGCCAGCGGCAGCCTTGCTGCGGCCGACTGAACATCTGGAGCCATCATGCCCCGCTACCTACGCGATTCCGTCATTCTGGCCAAGGTGGAAACCACGGTCGGCACCGACGCCATCCCCACCGGTGCTGCCGATGCAGTGCTGGTCAGCGACTTGACTATCACACCACTGGATGCGCAGAACATCGACCGCGACCTGGTGCGCGGCTACTTCGGAGCCAGCGAGCAGCTGGTTGGCGTGGCCAGCGTCAAGTGCGGATTCACCGTGGAGCTCGCCGGCAGCGGCACCGCGGCCACAGCGCCGCAGTGGGGTGATCTGCTGCTGGGCTGCGCCTTCGCCGAGTCGCTGCTGACTGTGCCGAGCCGGGTGGAGTATCTGCCCGTCACCACACCACTCAAGACGCTGACGATCTACTACTACGACTCGGGCACGCTGCACAAGCTGCTGAGCGCGATGGGCACCTGCACGCTCACGGCGAAAGTCGGAGAGCGGCCGATGCTCAAGTTCGAGTTCACCGGCCTGGACGGTGGCATCAGCGCAGCCACCGCCACTGGCGTCTTCACGTCCTGGAAGACCCCGCCGGCTATGACCAAGGCCAACGTGGTGGATATCATGCTGGGGGCCACCTACACGGCAGGAGCCAT